CGGCCTGGTCTACTGCCGCCACATAGGTGGCATTTAGTGACGCTTCTGCGAGGCGTGAGGGTAGTGATGCTTCGGGGAGTGTGCCGGTGAGGTTGGCTGCGTTGTTGTTGACCCACCCGAACTTTGTTGCGTCGTAGCTACCCCCGGACGTGTGGGCGGTAGTGACTTTGACCAAATCACCGGACGGGTTGGCGATGACCTGACTCAACGGGTAGAACGTTGATGCCTGCCATGTGGCGAGGTCGCCCCGGTCACCCTTCACACCCTGAGCGCCGGGGGTGCCAGCCGCGCCTTGCGGGCCAGGAACAGGATCCGAGGTAGTCAGGACAGTCGTGAAACTGGACGAGGCCTGCTTCCACACCACACTCGTCCGGTCGTTCACGGTGAAGTCAGGGAAGAACCCGTTAGCGTCCGAGCTGATGGTGGTCGTGGTCGAACCGCCAACAACCATCGTCACAGTGAACGTCGTATCGGCCACCGCGTATACCGAGCCGGTAGCCGAACGCGCCACAGTCGGCGGGGTTGTGTTGAAATTCAGCGCGGCAACCCGCGAATAAGTGTAAGCAACCACGCGGGAAGCCTCCTAAAAATGGCAAGTGCGAATTATGGGACTTGACAGACGTGCTAGGCCAAGAAAATTACGACAACAATTTTTATGTGACTAAGCTACGTGTTTGCCGCCGCCGACAGCGACCTCGGCGTTGATCGCAGACGGGTTACCGTCCTTGTAACCAGCAACTACCGACTTCGCCACCGACAACCCAGCCGCCACACCAGACGCCGCGAAAATCTGCGCCCAATCCAACGACAACATCCCGATGTAGTCAGTACCCGCCAAAGCCAGGACAACCTCAGCGAACGTAAACACCGCACGCTCACCCGTAGCCCGCAAAAACGCAACAGTGAACATCACTTGCCTCCTACGGCTTTGTCGATTTCTTCCTGCGGTCGCACTATCAGCACGGCAGCGCCGCTCTCAATGAGCGATTCGTATTCGTGAAGGCTGATTCCCCGGTAACCACTGCCACCGTCCCAGGCGTACACCGTGTCATCCTGCGAACCTTTGACGAGCACCGTGGCAGATGGGCGGGCGGCAGTGAGCGCCGCAAGTTTCTCGTCCAACTCAGCCTCAGTGAGAGTGTCCTGCCCCAACACAAGATCGCGCACGAACCCAGCCAGCGCGTTACGGTCACTCTCGGCCTGCGCCGCCAACCCCTGAAACTTGGCGTCCAGCCACCTAACGATTTCTTCCTGACGGGCAAGGATGTTCTGCTCTGCTGACACGTCAATTTCCTCTGCTAATGTTGTGGTTCCCTGCGGTGTGATGGCCGCTGCGCCTGAATAGTCCGGGTTCATTGGCCCGTAAAGGTAAGGTGTTGGGTCGATGCGGCCCCGGTAGCCGTTGTTGACGTTCACGCCATTCACAGGGATAGCTCCAATGTGCAGATGAGGCGCGGAACTGATGCCTGTGTTTCCCGACCGGGCGATGACCTGACCACGGCTAACCAGTTGCCCTTGATGGACCTCGAAGCTGGACAAATGCAGGTACTCGAACCGGATCCCCAGCGTGTCGTTGCGGAGTAGGATCGCGTTCCCGCCACCTGTCAGCAGCCAGTGGTTGTTCCCGTCGCCGGCGAACTCCACCACCCCGTCACACACAGCCTCAACCGGGTCACCCGTGTAGCAGCCGTAGTCGATCCCGTTATGACCCCGCCACCCGATGGATGAGTAAAACCCATTCGGGTAGTGCCTCCCGTTCAGCCATTGAAAGTCCTGGTTCCAGTCCTGCGACACAGGCCGGGACGTGGGCAGCGTCGTGGAGGTCAACTCCGGTCCTTCCGCGCCCAGCCAGGCCCAAGGCGGAGCTGGAAAAACAACACCGCCAACCGGAAACCCGCCACCAACACCGAAGTGAAAATGACATACCGGAGCACTTCCCGCATCGCGTTCGGCAAGAACAGCGACGTAATCAGCAGCAGGAACAACGCACCCAACGACCCGAGCAACATCATGAGCGCCCGACCAGTGCGCGACTTCCACCAATCCGGGGCAGTGATCCAATAAATGACCGGCAAACAAATACACACCGACGCCGCGATATAACCGATGTAGTTAGCGCGCATCCCAGGGATCAGGGACAGGCCCCAAACACCCAGCGCCCCCGCACCAACGGAAAGGGCCACCTTGTAAACGGGTCTCATGTGGCCCTCCCTTGAAGCCTGCGAACAACAGTCCGCTCAATAGCGGGCGCGAACCCGTTACGGATATTCGTCAACCGCAAATCCTCAACGACAATCGCCGCCGTGTACGCCTGACGCTCAGCGGCGACGTGCGCCCGGTCAGCTTCCACCCGGTCCCTTTCCGCGGGTGCCGGGTCCACCGGGACCACGTCGGGCGGGGTAGGTAGCGGGTGCGGTTTACAGATCCCAAACCATTGCAGGAACATGAATCACCCACCCGCGCTTTCCTGTAGGGAAGACATCACATGCTGCGTCGTGCGGGCCGTCTCAATAAGCTCCGCGTTTGTTTTCGTCAGCACACTAATCGTTTCGCCTTTACGCTCCGACGAAGATTTCCACGAATCCCGGTCAGTGGTCAGCGACGTGATTTGCTTCTCTAAAACCCGGACAACATCCGTGTGTGAGGCCCGAACAATCAACCGGCCAGTAAACACCAGCCAAAACACAACCAAAGTCGCAGCGACAGGGGAAGACAACCCCACCCATGCCGGTAACCCGTCAATCATCGCCACACTCCACTCATGCGGCACCGTAAAGCGCACCATTGGACAACTCCCCTTATGGGCGTAATGTTTTCTGTACCCATACGGGCGAGCCTCCTTATCAGGCTTGTACGGTTATGGGGTGTGGCCCTAGGGGTGCAATCCCTGGGGCCACACGCTCGCTTACGGTTTCTCCGTGACCACGACAGTGCCCTTGAGCACCTGGATAGCGCCGGCATCACCAACCCCGGCCTGTCCCTGAACCTTCCAGGTATGCGCCCCGGCTGCCGGCGTGTGAGCGACATCAAGAGATGGGAACACGGGTACGTGGAGGCCGGAAATGTACGGGGCCGTAAACGCCCCCGCAGAAGTGGGAACCTCCACGCCGTCACAGGTAACCCTGATGGCCGCGCTCCGGTGCGCCCCGGAGTTGGCGTTGGTGAGCGTCACTTTGAAGCCGATGGTCACCTGACCACCCATCGACGTGCCCGAGACGATCAGGATGTCTGACCAAGACGGGTCCGCCGCTAACGTTCCGCCCACACCAGTCGCGCTACGGCCCAGCTCAGTGATAGCAGCCTGAGCCCAACGTGTACCGTTCCACGATTCGTACTTGCCAAGATCCGTCCGGTAAATCAGCGTAGGAACAGGCAGCACACCACCCGGTGCCGCCGCCGCTAGCGCCGAACGCTCAGCGTCCGACGCGACATCGAACACGAGACCCGAGTTCTCAATAGCGCCCTTCATGTCCGGGACAAGGTTCCACGGGTCTGTGCCTGCGGCCACTGTGGATTTATTCCAAGTCGTCTGCCCAGCCATGCGGGCCTCCTATCGTTGCCAAGTGAGAAGTAATTTGCCCGATTCCGGGTCTTCGCCGCGGCCACGGAAACCCATGTACGGGTTCCCTGTGATGCCGATCCCGCCGCCGTCGATCAGGGTCTGCCCCCACGACGCAGGCAGGGTGATGAGTCCGCCCGGCGAGTTCGGGGCGACCACCACATCCACGGGCCCTTGAACGCGGGTAACGTCACCGCCCGGTTTCGACGGCGAGTTATGCAAGTAGATGTGGACGGTGCCGGACGCTGAAGTTGTGCCGGCACTGTTCCTCGCCGGGAGCTTGAACTGGATGCCCGTTACGGTGGATCCGTTGATTTGGTTCGCGCCGGACCCGTAAAACCAGGCCCCGCTATTGGACGTTGGCGCACCCCACGTCGCACCGTTGCCCTGGTAGACGTTCTGCTTGAAATACGAGTTCCACCCAAACCCAGCCGAAAAGGTGCCCGAGTCCGTGGCAATGACAGTGTGAACACCCGCCGTCGCAGCCGTTGGCGGGGGAGCCGTGGAGGGCCCGGCAACCACAGCCGTAGGCGTGACACCGACCTTGCATATTGCTGTTCCGGTGCCGCCCTGCCAGAGCAGCCGCATCCGGTCACCAACGGTCGGTGTCAGGTCAGCGGCGAACGTCACCGTGTACTCAACCGAGTCCGCTAAAACCGTGATCGTGTCCGAACCAGCGGGGGCCGCGGTCACGATCCCCTCAATGGGCAACGGACCACCAACACGGCCAAGCATCAAACATTGCCCCGGCGCGTCAGGTTTCACGATCACCCCGACAATGACCGGTTCACCCGGCAGCGCATAATCACCCAACCACACAGCCGGTTGCGTCAACCCGCCAACCTTGACCAGCGGGTAAACGTCAGCGAACCCCGGCATAACCTCAAACCGCCCGGTGGTTTTTGACAGGAAATCGGCAAGGCTCATGCCCTGGCCTTCTTCCGCACATACAACCCGACACGGGCCGCGTCATCAATGGAAACCTCAACCGTGAGCTTCATCGGGTCCAAACCGGCAGGCCCACCTGACAACGACACCGAAGTCACCAAACCATCAAGCGGGAACACGGTCCCGTCGATGACAGGCTGAGCGACCCGGATCCAGTCACCAATCTGCACCCCCGGATGCGGCAAACAGGTGACCTCAAGTTTCAGAGTCTTCGCATACGTCTTGTTCGCAAGGTAGGTGCGGGCGTCGGCCTGCACACCCTCGGGCGTGTCCGCCAACGCCGTGTGTTCCTGGATAAGCCAACCAGCAGGCCCGCCATACCTGAGCGGGCCTTCCTCAATGGTTGCGAGCTTCCTAATCTCCAATGACGCATCATTACTGGTACTGGCTACCCCGTTCAGGATGTCCGAACGTGACTGCGTGCGGGCAACCTGCACCAACGCCCCACCCGCACCGCCCTGAACCGTCCACACCGGGACCGTCTTAGCCTGCG